CCACGGCTGAAGTGCTATGCTATCACTCGCGCTAACAAGATCAATAGTCCCGAAGGAGCCATCAATCGAGCCAATGCGAGCGAGCTCTCTGTTGTTGTCCGGCTGAGTACTCAGGCTAATGCCAAAGTGCTTTTGCAAGCGCAACTCGAGAAAGGAACCGATAGCCATCTGCATGAGCAGATTAAGGTTAGCTTCGGTGCAGCACGTTCGCGAAATCTCAGCGTTCTTTGGCGCAAAGAACAATTTTCCTCCTTCAACTCGAACGAAACCGAATCGATCGTTCCGATGCCTCTCAGCATCAGCCCAAGCACCGGTCTCGACTAGAGCTGCTCTGTAGTACCGAATTAGGTCCTGGTTCGTGTATGACATCGGGCTCTCGAAGAGCTTCGATACCATCCACGTGGAGTCGGCCTTTTGGGCCGCTCCTGGACCCGGACCCATGTGTTCCCGGATAGTCTCCAGATCAAAGCAACCAGACTCGTCAGGTTGTAAGGTCTTAAGCAGATTGTCTTTGAAGTAATCGTAGAACACTGATTCGACCTCTGACGAAGCACTAAAGTCCCAAGGTAAGTCTGACATGCCCGCGTTAATAGCCTGGAATTTCACCAGTGCAGCAGCGTCTGCATGCTTCGAATTACCGAGAGGACACAGCTTCTTATAGAAGCTGCTAGCCAAGGAGCGGATGCTAACGGCTCGAGCGTCCATATCACTATAGACGCCCAAATCATCACCATCCTGTAACCCCAAATCTGAAAGGAGAAGAGCATATAAGCTCGCGTAATCACGCATTGCAGTATCCTCTTAGTGTATGACGCACCTTCAGCCTCACGGCGGAAGGGACTCTGTCGACGACGTCTGTTAAAGGACGCCGGTGATGGTCGTTGACCCGATTCCATCGGAGATCTGCGTGAGCAGTCCGATGTGTGCGGAAATCATTGCGCGGACACTGAGTGGGTCAGCGAGATCGGTGCCTGCCGGGATGGCAAGCTCCGTCTTGATCAGCCCGGTCTTGTAAGACTGGCCAACCAGGGGCAGAAGCCCCTTCCGAGTAATGACCTTGTAGTCATTCATCGGCACTGACTTGAGGACACCGGTTACCGGGTTCACGGGTGCCAGGGTTTTCAGAACCTTGGGTCGGAACATAGAGAGAGTAAACGGAGCAGCAACCGAATGTGCAAGCACACCGGTTTGCGTGCCTCCAAGCGCGCTGACGTAATATTGCTTTCCGTTTGCGTCCGGGGCATTATCTGCCGCGATCGTATAGGTTGGCGATGTCAGACCCGTTTGGGTTGCCCCCGTTACAGGGGACGTTGGTGCAAAAGCCATAAAGGGCTCCTAAGGGGTAGACTGTCAGGTCGTGAGACCGTGAGTCAAGGTTAAGTCAGCCATA